GTGTAATCCTTGGGTTTGCGATTTGGCGTCCATTGTCGGCTCAGCTTTGCAGCAACGCGCTTAATTCCCTTGGCAAGCTCCTCGCGAAACACTTTGATGGCTTCAGGGCCAGAGATATCGAGCGCGCGCCGCATGAAGGGCACCGGCTTAACTCCTGGGTGATCGACGTGGGTCCCGAAAACCTGGTCGGGGCTGGCCAGGACTTTCTTTTTGCCGCGGCGGCGATTTGTAATAGCGTGAACTGCCGCGCCAAGCTCGATGAATCTCGCGCGCCAGCCAGTGTTCTTGTTCGGCCCAACATAAACCTCGGCAGCTGAACCAATCGGCTTTTTCTCTTCCACTACAACGATTGAATCCGCCAGATGTTCATGGCCGCGTTCACGAGGGCCGAAGCTCTGCTCACGCGGGGCCTGAATTCCCATCTCATTGGCAACTGCATTTCCGGCCTTATTCAATGCCTTGCCCAGTTCCGATGCCTGCAGCTCAATCGGCAATTGCCGCAAAGCCTGATAAAGCTCTTCTCCGCCTCTCACATCAAGGCTGATCACGTTAGTAGCTGTTGACCTCACACCATGCCACGGTGAGATAGGTCTGCTGGGTCGCACCGGCGGGCATGGCGTCCTTACCGACGCGGACAATGAATCCTTCATTTTGCGCCAGAATGAGCGGGTAATCCTGATTGTTCGTAGTGTTGAGCAGATCGATGTATCCCGAGCTGGAAACGCAGGACCATGCTGCTGCCGTTGCCGCTGCGCCAGAGCATCCGATATCGACGCCAGTCATGTTCAGCGGCAGCCACGCCACAGCGCTGGAAAGCGGGTTTGCATCAAGCGTACGCGTTCCGGCGGTGATCGTGGTGCCGAACCGCATATCGGTCACTAGCGTTGTGCCAAAGCTGGTCCGCAGCTTCTGGTTATTGCCGGTCAGCGTCACAGCAGTGCCGCCGGTATCGCTCGCAGTGAAGCTGCGCGCAACGATCAGTTCGCGTTCTGCCTGTCCCGCAGTAGTCGCGGCTACAGTTGCGATCACCTGGACTTTTACATGATTGATAATCGCCAGATGAGTTGCATCGCCCCACCGGAAAGAGAAGAGTGGCGCGCCGGCGGAAAGGCCTGCATAGGTCGATGTGCGCCCATTCACCTGATAGCAGCCCACAACATCCGGCGGCCGGCCATTCACTCTAATGTTCCCCTTCAGGTCCATCGAAAGCGCGCCCTGATTGCCTTCTGTGAAGCTCGGCGAGGCGGCATTGGCAACGGCGGGGAGCGTGCCGAAGTTGGTTGCGCCTGGTGCGGCGTTGTTATTTGTCTTTGCGCCCTGGACGTTAAGCGGTGTGGTGAGCTGCGGCTGATTTGGGGAAAGCTGTGTGACTGAACTGGGATCGGTTGCTGCGGCGGCAGTTGATGCCGCCTTGACCGCCTGCGTGTTGTTACCGTCTGTGAGCTTACCGAACCCGGCAGTTCCGATCGTCTGATTAACCGCGGAGTCATTCGAGACGGTAACGCGCGGAATGCCAGATCCTCCCGCTCCTGTCCCTGTCGAAACGTTCGTTCCGCCGAACTGGGCGACATTCTGTGATGCCGTGCCCTGCTGGGTATTGTTGACTGCAACCGTGTTATTGACCGTCGTGCGAAGGTTGCCGGACGTATCCAAACTCAGGGGATCAGTCTGCGCAGTGGTATAAGTCGGTGGGCTGGTAGTTACTGCCCCTTGCGCCAGGGAACCTTTTTGGCCAGAAGTTGTGGACGCCTGCGCTACCTGCAATCCGTTCACGCTGGTATCTAGCGCCAATGCGGAAGTGTTCAGGTTTGTTCCGGCGTTTGCAGTGACGGTCCATGATCCAGATTGGGTTACAGCTTGTGTCGCCGGAAAGTTAGAAACTGAAACAGGTTGGGTTGTGGTACCGGTAGGATCAGTGCGGATCGGGTTGGTTGCCGTCCCACCGGCGACTGCGCCGCCGCTGGCCGGAAGCGCAATGCCGAACATCGTGAGCGTTTGGACGCCTGCGCCGGTGTCGTAATCTGCTGTGACATTCGATTGCTGATTGTTGAACGTGCCGGTTCCGGCATTGGAAGTCACTGTGCCTGCGACGTTGAAATTTCCACTGCCTGCGTTGGCGGTGACGGTCCAACTGCCGCCCTGATTTGCGGTGACGGTCCACGCTCCGCTTTGTGTTGCAGCTTGAGTTGCTGGGAAATTGGAAACCGTTACCGTCTGCGTGCCGCTCGGAATGTTGCGGACGACCATTCCATACTCAGTTCCAGCCGGGTTGCCGTTGATCCATGTGGATTTGTGCAGCGCGGGCGTTCCCGCAGTGTCATATCCACCGATTGCAACCGGATTAGCGGCCGAGGTTGAGCCATCGGCAAAGACGCCCTGGACCAGCGGATCGCCGGGAATGTAGGTGCCGCTCGGCTGGTCCCAGATCGGCACCTTTCCGCTCGAGCTGGGCGCCGAGGCGTTGAAATCTGCTAAATCAGTAGTTTTTGGCAGGAATGCGACAGGCGCAGCGCTGAATCCAGTGTTATTACCGAAGACGGTATGTGCGGCGAAGTTCGAAAGCGTGAAGCTGAGCGTCGGGGTGGTGGAAGGATTTGACACCGACGTGGTGAACAGCGGAGAGAGAGTGCCTGCGCTGAACGTGGTGACTGTTCCGGACCCTGCAGCGCACGTTCCCCAGGCAGTCGCGCCGGAACCATTCGTCGTAAGGCATTGGCCGGCAACTCCCGGAATGATGCGCGCGACTGGAAGTTGCCCCTTGACGTCGCGCGAGAGATCGAACTGGCTTTGGCCTCTACAAATAGAAAGGACCAAGACTGAAAAAATCGCTGATTTTATCAGTTGTTTCATCAGTAATAGGCGAAGATGATGTCTGCGGGATCGCCACCATTGGCCGCCTTGGGCGCGGTAGCGAATGTGACCTGGTTGCCGTTTAGAGTGAAATCCTGCGGGCTGGTGAGCACCTGGCCATTGCGCATCACCTGGAGCAGGTTGGGATCTGGATTCGATGGCAGCGTGAAAGTGACGCGCACGCCGTCGACAGCTTCCGCAAAGTTCTTTCTGCCCCACGCGCTTGGCCCGGCAGCGGCAGGGTTCGGACTGATGACCACGCCGGCAGGCTTGATGTCATGCTCAAGGCAAAGCAAGACCAAATCCATGTGCTTTTCTTCGACATCGTTAACGTTGAGGATGTCAAAAAGGCGTGTAGCCTGAATGCGGCGATCGAAAAAGTTGACCCGCATCTCCGGCACTATCCCAGGCACAAAGCGCATGACGATCTTGCTGTTTGCTTCCGCCACGATCTTCTGTGCAGCTTCAGCTTCTCTCCCCGATAATGGAGAAATTCCGGCACGAACGGTTGCTACTGTGCTCCAGGAGTCCTGCCGTGGAGCGCCGCTGGCCGTGCGCGCGGCACTATTTTTCTCAATAGTCACGACATAGCGAAGCTTGCCGGCGGCAACCATCAGAATTCCAGTACTCGATGGCCCCAGAGCAGCGTTTCAACGCCCATGGTGAGCGGAAGCTGCCTGCCATCGCCCTCTACTTCGCGATTGTTGTACCAGTGCCCGACCATCGCGTTAATTGCCTGGCGAATCGATCGCGGCACTGTATCCGGTGTGTCTCCGTAACCGGCGACAAACTTGATGATCACAGAGCCAGGCAGTAGACGGATCGGCGGCCAGATTTTGCCGAAGGCCAGGGAGATTCGCGCCGGCTCGCTCACCGCATCAACGATGTAATTGGATGGATCCCAGGTCTGCTGCACGCCATTCTGGTCGGTGTATTTGATGAACGTTACCGATTGCAACGGAGCGCGGAACAGCCTGATAAAGTGCGGTTGGTTCGAATAGAGGGAGTTCGGACGGTAAGGCTGCATGCCGGCATGCGGGAAATGGTCCTGCTGCTGTTGCAGCGTCTGCGTGATCAGCGCGCGCCGGGTGAATATCTCCGCCTGGATTCGCGCTGTGGTGATCAGTCCGGAAATAGTATCTTCATCGGCTGCAAGCGTTACCTGATAAGTTCCGCCGCCGGAGTTTGCGTTCGGTCCGGGCTGATTGATGGTGAACGTTCCGGCCTGGGTGTTTATGCTCTGCACCACGTAGCCGCTGCCGTCCTGGTCGCTGCCATTGAAGCTTGCATCGGTTATACCGGCGAGCGCCACGGTTTGCCCGAGACCGGGAAGCGGCTGACCGTTCGCGGGCGCTAGCGTGACTACGCCATTCGCGCGGACCGCACCGTTAGGCGCAGCGGCAAGCGAAACCGCTCCGCCGGCCACGCTTGAAAACACCCCAAGGTGCTTCTTGACATTGCCGATGAGCACCGGCTCGACTGCCGGCGGGGTTATTACCTGGAGAGCGCGATTCACATGGAAAAGGGAGAGGAGGCACTCGCATGCCTCCTCTTTGGGTTGGTAGTTTGGTTAAACGTTGACGCTCGGGCTCTGATCGCCACCAAAGCGTGCGCCGCTCAGGATGGCGAGCACGGCCCCGATAACGGAGTTGGCGCCGTTGGTGATGACGATCCCGATGTATGGGAAGCCTTCACCGGCGACGGCATAGACCTCGGCCGCATCCACTTCGATTACCTCGAAGATGTCATTGGCGTTGGCTGGGGCAAATCCAGCGGCGGCGATGGCGGTTTTCGCGCCAAGCAGGTCAACCGTGGTGGTCTCTGCCTTGTAAACGCGGAAGGGGATGGCGACGGCGCCAGTCCCGTTTTTGTCTTGAGCAGCCTTCACCACGATCGATGTTACCGGCGCAGCGGCCACGCCCTGGGTGTAGACGAAGGTAATGTGCTCATAATTTTTCAGCGCGAGCCAGCGGGTGGTTTTCCCCCCGGTTACGTCCACCGGAGCAAGGGCCACCGCTACATGCATCTGCTGTGCGATTTCTGTTCCTCTCATTTCAAAACCTCTTTTGGAATCGGATTTCTGCGGACCGCCTTTTCAGGCAGTCCGGATTAACAGCAGGTGGTTACCGCGCCTGCAGGGTGACGAAGGGTGACAGGTTGCCGCTGTTCGATTTCGGCTGCAGCGAGGTGTTCCACTGCGGCTGGCCGTCGAGGCGCATGATGAACCGGAAGCAAGTTTCATCCTTCAGGAAGTTCACATGCATCGAACTGGCGGCTTGCAGGACGCTCTTGCGCGCAAGCTTGTATTGCGAGAAATCAGCAAGGACGATGTCGCCCTGGCTGCTGAGCGCCGCGTTATATTCAGTGGGAAAGATCGGGCGGCCGAACAGTGTGCCATAAGGAGCGCCAGCAAGACCGGTCGGCGGCAGGTAGATCGGGGTGGCCACGCCGGCATTCGGTAGAGTCATGCTGTAAAGCTGTGGCTCGATCGACTGGTCATAGAGCCACACCGCATTCATGCGGCTTCGGCCCCAGCACCGTGACCACATCTTCATCACGTTGGCAGCAACAACCGTGTTTGCGGCCTGCCCCGCCTCCTTGTTCACGACCACCAGGGCGTTGTTATTGGCATTCAATATGCCCAGAGGTTGGCCATTTCCCACGCCGTTGACGATGGCGTCTTCGATGCGGAACGCGAATTCCTGCGGGAAGACGTCATTGATCACCGACTCAAGCGCCGTTGCGTCCGCAAGGAGTTCATCCGTGGCGAAACACGCAGCAGTCAGCTTGTTCAGGATCAACTCAAGACGGCGGAACTTCGGCTTCGTCGCGCCGATCGTATCCGCCTCATTGGCCCAGAACGCCTGCACGCCGCCGAAGCGGGAGCCGTTGGCCCGGCTCTGCTCATCGATGGCATTGATCACCACGCGATTTGACGGGCTTGAAACCTCAATCTCGCTGCACATGCCCATGATTCGGCCGGTCTCATAGGTGCGATTGAGCAGGCCTTCTGCGAAATCGGTTTGGACCAGGAATCCGCCCTCAGCCGGGACCGCTTCATTCAGTCCGGTAGCGGCAGCCATCAGCTTGCGGTGCTTATCGCTTCCAACGGCGATGAGGCGGGGATCGGTGACGGTGCCGTTGGTCTGGGCGCTGCGCGAGACAGCGATAAGCTGCTCAGCAAAGCTTTTGAACTTTGTGTCGCTGAGGTCCGTAACGGACTCGACGACCGCAGCCGCCGCTGCGCCGGTCAGGCTGGCTTCGGCTTCCGCCTGCTCATGCATGGTCTTCATGGTTGAATTGAGGGAGGTAATCTCATTCTTGTTTTTGTCGTAGGTGGCCTGCTCTTCCGTGGTGAGCGCGCGCGCCTCGGCCCCGGCCTTGTCAAGAATTGCGGAATTTTCTTTGACGAGGTTGGCCTTCTTCTGTTGCAGAGTCTTCAGGTGTCTCAAGTGAAATCTCCGATTGTGGATTGGGGTGTTGCTGGAGCGCGGCTGGCTTTAAGCGCCTACGGGCGCAATGGCTTTTAACGCGCAGATGTCCCTGCCCGCGCGATGGCGCAGGCGATTTGGGACAAAACTTGTTTGGGGTTTAGCTGTTAGCTCTGATCGAGAAGCTCCAGACGTCGGCGTTCGAGCTCAATGCGGTAATCAGGCGTTGCGGCCCCGCTCGATACGCTGCTCTCGCTCTCATTCATCTGCTGCGGGCAGCTGTTCTCGGCGCAGGCAGGATCTTCACAGTTTTCCATGGTGCATTCGGCGCAGTTGTCATCGGCGCATGCTGCGCATTCGCACTCACAGCCATCATCGTTCTCAGCTTTTGCGGGAATCGTAGCCTGCGGCGCGGGATAATCTTCTTCGCTCGCTGATACTTTTGTAACCTGGTCGCTGGCGACAAACCGGGCGAGCGTCTGGTCCAGGGTTGCGATTTTGTCGCACATTCCTGCTTTGAGCGCATCTTTGGCCAGTAGGCAGCGGCCCTGACCGAAGCCTGAGCGCACATCCCCAGCTGAAACATTGCGGCCCTTGGCCACCGCATTGACGAACATTGAGTAAAAAGCGTCGACATCAGCCTGCATTGCCGCGCGCGCGTCATCACTGAGCGGCTCATCCGGATTGCCTTCTGTCTTATATTTGCCGGCGCTGATGTAAGTGGGAGCAATGCCCATCTTTTTGTTGGCTTCGGAGCAATCCTCATGCACCATGAAAACGCCGATGGATCCCATGCCCCCGCTGGGCGTGCACACAACTTCGTCCGCAGCGCTCGATAGCCAGTAAGCCGCAGAGGCCATCAGCGAATTGCAGACTGCAACCATCTTCTTCTGCCCGCGCGCCTGCAGGATTTCATCCGCCAGCTCGGCAACCCCATCCACTGATCCGCCGGGAGAGTCCACATCGAACACGATGGCCTTCACGTTGGGATCGGCCAATGCTGCGCGGAAGGCCTTGGTCAGCCCGGCCGTTGAAGTTCCACCAGAGAACTGCGTGAGCAGGTTCATGCGGTGCGAGATCACGCCGACAATGGGAATCACTGCGACAGATCCAGGCGTTGACGGCCGCGGTCGTGGCCCGGCCGCCACCATAGCTTTGATTTCCTCGGCGCCAACGTGAGCACCAGAGGCCCGGAGCTCGAGAAATGCGGCAATGGCATCGAACTTTTCGCGCTGGATGGCCCAGGCAGTCGAGCAGAAAGCGTTAAGAATGCGGGTGATTTTGGACATATACAGACTCCGTTGCCATAGAAACGAGACGTTGCAGGCGCTTTTCAGTGCCTTCGAGATAGCGAGTGATGTCGTCCCACTGACCGGCTTCAGCCAATTTGGGGATGTTGACGCAGGCTTCAAGGCAATAATCGTGGGCGGATGACGGCCTGGCATGCAGTGACTCGACAAGCCGCTGCTGATGGACTTCGTAAAACTTCTTAATTTCCTCGATGAAAGTCAGGGGCTGGGCGCGGTGCCGATCAATGGCTTTATGTATGGCAGCATTTTCCTGGCGAACCATGCGCTGAGCAACTGAAGCTGCAAGGTTGCGCAGAGCCCGCACTGTAGCAGCCTCGGTTTTCTTTTTCTGCCCCGGCGCAGGCTCTGGAGGGGCATCTTGTGAGTCCGATGTGTTCTGCTGATCGTCCGGTTCGCTGATTGAATCTTGATCTGCGCCCCCGTCAGGGAGAGACGGATCGGGGCCAACGGTGCCGGCCTCCACCATGTTGAGCGGCTGAAGGTAGATATCGCCGTTGGCGATCTTGTTCATTCCTTCCTTGGTCCGGATATCGTTTGCGCTCAGCCAGCTCCAGTTTCTTCCGATCGCGTAGGCCGCATAGCGGCTCGGCATATCGCCGCGATTCAGGCCGTCGAGATTGAATTCAGCAAAATATTCCGTCTCTTCATCATCGGGCAGCGGGAAGAATAGATCCCGCTGGATGGTCTGCTCAAAGTTCACGGCGTTGGGCAGCATGGTGTAGGTGGTGAATTCAATGCCCTGATGCTCGATATTGGAATGGGTCGCGCGATCGAGAATGCCGACCATGTGCGGCGGAACGCGGAACATGCCGCAAATCGCATGCGCGGTGAACTGGCGCGCCTCAAGGAATTGCGCGTCCTTGTTGGTCATGCCGACAAGGTTCACCTTCATCCCCTCTTCCAGGATCATGGCCTTGTGACGATTGGGGCCGGTCTGCTGCTCTTCAACGGATTTCTTCAGCCTGTTATAGGCCGGCTCATCGAGCTTGCCCGGGTGCTCGAGCACGTATCCTGGCTTGGAATCGTTATGGAAGAATCGCGCGGCGTAATCCTGCGCTGCGATGTCCAGGCCAACGGTCTCCCGGCAAAAAGTAATCGGGCTTAGCCCGATGTACCCATCCAGTGTGGCCCCGCGGAGATGGAACACCTGGTAAGGCTGGAGTTCTTCTGTCTGGCCGGCGAGGGTCTTCACTTTGTAATAAAACGTGCCATCGGTGCGAAGCATGAGCTGCACCCGGTCTGGATGTATGGGGACTAGTTGATCTACAGGACCATTGGGGCCCGGAAGGATCCGCGAATAAGCGTTGCCGCGCATGTTGAGGTGCGATTGCATCATGCGGCGCCATTCAAATGAGGTCTGCCATGCGTTGGGCTGATCGTGGAGCGGACGGTAAAGCGGATGCTTGGGTGCCAGCTCCTTACCGCCGTCGGGCAGCCGCTTGTAAACATTGAGCGGAAGCTGCGCCATGGTTTCCGAGAGCACGCGATCACAACTGAATACCACCCACGACTGCATGGCCGTGAGCGGCGTGACGCGCACCCCGGAGGCTGAATCGAGCCCGATGGGGTTGTACCAGTAGTCAGAAAACGGCGACTGATCAAAACTACTGGCGCGGAAGGTACGGGTAAGGAGGCCCATTTATCTGCTTTTACTGGAACCCCGTGCGACTAGAAGCGCACTTATGGTCAAGAGAATTACTCCGGCTGCGATGAAAGCGAATGCATCCGAAAGCTTGTGGATGCCATAAATCAACACGGAGAATCCGACCGTTCCTGCGATGTCCTCGGGCCCAATGTTGTGCGCTAATCTTCCCAGCGCGCCAACGCTGGCCATAACGAACTTGCGAAGAATACGGGCCGGCCCACGGTCGTTAACTACAAGTAATCCATTCCTCTGCTCGAACCAGTAAAGGCGGTCTGTTCGGAGGTCGATGTATGTTTCATTCTCGCCATAAATGCGGAGCGATTGCTCTTTAATCCCTATATTCATAAGGTCCGAACTCCTCGCTCGTTGTAAACGGAATGCTTGCCGACGTGCACGATGGTCCGGCTCAGTCCGGTAACAAGCGCCATGCCGCCATCGATGCGTTCACGGCTTTTTGCTTTATCCGGCATAATGGCCCCGCCCGCATCCTTCTTTGTGACCATGTTGGAGATACACCAGCGCAGGACCGGATTGCCGTCGTGCCGAATGCGTTTCGTGTGAATCAGGACTTCAAGCTCAGTGCTGGCATTGGTGAGGTGTGCGATCCGCTGCGGCACAATGATCATCTTGAAACCATCGGCCTCAAGTTCCTGGCCGAGCTGCGCGGTGTTCCATGGATCGAAGCCGATTTCCTCCATCCTGAAAAGGGCGCCGAGTTTATTGATGTCGCGGCGAACGCTGGCATAATCTACGCCGTTGCCGGGAGTGGGATTGATGTATCCGCCGCCGAGGGCCTGCGGAACGGCAACTTTTTCAGGATCTGCCCAAAGATCATACGGAACACGATCATTCTTTGCGCGCCCAGGAATGTTTTCCGCAGGCACCCAGAAGAAAGGAAGCACCCGGCCGGAATCAGGGAAGTGAAGCACGAACGCGGTGAGATCGATTTTGTTCGACATATCGAGACCGGCGTAACAGCGCTGCGCAAGCAGGTCCCGGAAAGAATATTGATCGATGCAGTCATCCCACTTCTCAATTGAAAGCCAGCGCTTTGCCGCCTGAAGCCAAATACAAAAATTGAGCCGCTTGACATCCGCCTCTTTGGTTGGCATACCCTGGGCTTCAGCGACGAGATTCCGAAGATATTTAATCTGAATGGAAACGCCGAGGTTCGGATTTGCCTTCGGCCAGACTCGTTCATCGCGATAATCATCACAAAACTTGCAGGAAGAAGTTGGCTGCGTCTTGCCTTCGGCGCGGCAGTCTTCACAGGGATCAAGGCCGCAAACGAAAGCGAACCAGGTATCGTTGGGCGTGATGCCGCGAAGAACGCTTTCAGAAAATTCGTGGTGGTGATAGCAGACGGATTCGCGGTCCTCACCGGAGTTTGTAATCTCAACGATGAGCGGCTGGCGGCGATTTTTAAAGTTGGCACGCAGTCTGTTGATGAGCATGGCA